TACCCTATTACTTTGTTTCTTTCAATACTTAATATCATTTTAGTTCTATCTATATTTAATTTTTTATTTACATAGTTTTCAATATTCTTTTCATTTTGTGATATTCCATAAGTTAAATTAAATAATTCAACATCACTAAACTTAGGTTTATCATTTTTAAAACCTTTAAAATAATTTAATAATTTACCTAAATGTAATATAAATTCATTATTTAATTTACTTTTTAATTTTGGCAATCTAAATAAAAAATTATCTAAACTAAATTCATCACTACTAATATTAATCAACTTGTTAGGTAAATTATGCACTTCATCTAATATCAATGTATGTATATATTCCAAATTAACTTTCTTAGATAACAATAATAGATAATCATAGTTAGTTATCATAATATTATGTATTTCTTTTTTACTTTTATTAAATTTACATTCTTTAACCTTACAATTTTTACAATTTCTATCCTTAGCATTATATTTATCAAATAATTTGCTATCATATTTTAATTTACCATTACTGTCATATCTATCAACTAAATCATAATCAATACTAGGTGTTCCTTGTATCTCTATCTCTTTTTCAATACCTAATTTAAAATTTTCATCTTTACTCTTATCATTGTCAAATGATTTCTTACATAGATAATTACTCTTTGATTTATATATACCAACCTTTAATTTCTTTAACATATCTCTATGTTTATCCAACTCCTTAAATTCAAAATAACTATCAAGAGATGGTATAATAACATTCAACATATCTTCGTATACCTGTTTCTGTAACGACTTATTGTTTGTAACAATAACTATTCTGTTTTTATTTAAAACTTTATCAAATTTTTCTAAACTATCACTATCTTCTTCTTCAAGTTTATTACTATAATTAACCATTTTAATTATATACTCAATTAAAGAAATATAAGTATATACAAAAGTCTTACCTGTACCAGTAGGTGCTTCCATTAATATATGTTTCTTTCCACTACCAAATGAATTTAAAACATCATATACTAATTTATTCTGTTCTTCCCTAACTTTAAAATTAGGATTATATTTTTCTAAATAAGGCTCAAAACCTTTTATACCAAATATCTCATATACTGTTTCTCTAAACATAATTTCACATCCTTTATATTTAATTTCTAGTATATTATAACATATAATTTTAAAAATTACAATAAAAAAGTATGAGAATTTACATCTCATACTTAAATAATTTTTATTTATACAATTATATCTTTCATTTTTTGTTTATAGTTTTCAATGATATTATCAATTAATTTCTGTCCATCAAAACCTGTTTCTAAAAATTTTAATAAAGTTGGATTATATCCACTTAAAAACATATTTCCATATTTATCTGTTTCAGGAAATTTTGTTTCACTTGAGCATAAATTCCACCAAATAATTCTAGTTTTAGGACTTCTTTCAAGAATTATTTTCATAGCTTCATCTTTTCTCTGTCTACTACCCTCATTGAATTGCATATCACTTAAAACTAAAATATAGTCTGGTAAATCTTCTGTTACTTTAGATAATAATTCCATAACTTTACCAAAATTTGTACTACCTATATCATTAAAACTATTAAATATTTCCATATCTTGTTTATAGTTATCAGATAATTTTAATAATTTAGGGTAATCTGAAAATGTAATAATATGATTATTCATATAACTAGAGTTTTTAGATACATAATGTCCTATTGCTCTTGCTTTTAAATAAGAATGAAAATAATCATACATACTGCCACTATTGTCTACAATAGGAATTATTTTACCTAAATTTACTTTTGGAAATTCATTAAATATAATATCACAATCTTCTCCACTAATATTCCCATTTTCATATTTCAATGCAAGGTCATAAGGTGTCATAGTTCCAGTATTTATTTTAGATTTACCATTTCTAACATTTTCTAAATATTCATTAAATCTATCATAATCTTTTGAAGTAAATGTTTTAAAATGTTTTAACATAGCAAGACTTGACACTTTTGAATAATCTTTAACTTTATCTTGTCTTGACAATATTGCTTCAGTTGTATTATTATTAGCAATCATTTTTCTATACTGTTTACTTGTCAATCCAAATGCTTTTCTAAATGCCTTAACTTTTTCTTTATTTCTACCTCTTTCTCTAGGTAGCCATTTAGTTATATTAAATGTTTCAATACTAAGTCCACCTGTATCATATAATAATTTACCTATCAAATATTTCCAATACTTACCACCTTTTAAATCTTTTTTAGACTTGACAAGTTTCCAACCTAAGTCGAAAATATCATCTGCTCTACCAATATTAAATACATTTATAGGTTCTTCTTCAATCTGTCCTAATAACAATCTACCTACTTCTCTTTCCCCAAAACCATATCTACAATCTCTAATAACTCTTCCAAACCATTTATCATATACATTGTCTTTATCCAAGACAATATCAACTTTGTTTGGATTATTTCTTAGTTCACTTAATCTAAATACTGTATCAATATACTTATTCAAACTTGAATTATATGCTAAATCTCCATTCCAAGTTTTTGTTTCATTAAATACTTCTCTTAAATTCATTTTATATCATCTCCTCAAATTTTAAATAAAAAAGTCGGTATATGATTATACATATTATCTATTACTAATAACTGCATAATACCAACCGACTGTGATGGTTTATTATTACCTCCTGGAGTAATCTACCAACAATACCCAATTCTATTATCATCTATTTTAAATATTTTATGCAGTATAACTATTCTTACAATAGTCAAGGTCTAGCAAATGCTAGGTAATAGTACCTTGAACAAGTAAACTATGATATAATTTACTTATTTAAGATACTATCAGTAGTGTAATAAAAAGATTTTAATTATATGCCTAGTAAATTAAATTTTTTATATTATGCTGTAACACTACTTAGTATCTTTAAACAATAGTCTAATATTAATAAAATCCCAATTTATTCATCTATATGTTATGCTGTAAGACTATTTAATTAATAAAATAAATATGTGGAGTGGATTAGACAAGGGTCGAACTTGCAATCTTCAGCAACAATTACGAATACTGATATTTTAACCAATTAAACTACTAATCCATAAAGGCTATTTCTAGCCTAATAAATTTACTCAACTTCTTTTTTAAATGCTTGAGAAAATTTAAATTTAACTTTATTTCTTTCAGGTTTTGTTACAAATTCTTGTGTTAAAGGATTTCTAACTTCCCCTGCTGGTACAGTATATACATCAATATTACCAAAACCGTATAATTGTATACCTTTACCACTCTTAACTACATCTTTTATAGTGTCAAGAAAATTTGAAACGATTTCATTTGCTTTTTCAATAGATATACCATTTCTTTTTGCATATTCTTTAGCAAATTCTGTTTTTGAAATTCTTTCATTTGCTTGTAATTCCATATTTTTCATTTCTCCTTTCAACTTTACAAACATAGTATACCATACTTTTGTAAAATTGTCAATACTTAATTTTAATTTTTTTTTGGTGTGGTATGTAGGACTTGCACCTACAAAGGTTTCCCCATAAGTTTCTAAAACTTACGTGTCTACTAAATTCCACCAATACCACATATTATGGTGTGCCGAGTAAGATTTGAACTTACGAGTTTACCCTGTGGGAACGGTTTTACAGACCGTCTGCTTCAACCAACTTGCATATCGACACACATTTATTAAATTTTGGCGAGAGTGATGAGATTTGAACTCATAGTACATTTCTGTATTAACAACTTAGCAGGTTGCCCCCTTACCTATTCGGACACACTCTCAAAAGGAGCAGGTATATTATACCTACTATTTATGAAAATAATTTAAAAATAATTTTAATGGTGTGCCTTACTGGACTTGAACCAGTACATCCTTTTCAGAATAATGGATTTTAAGTCCATTGTGTCTACCATTTCCACCAAAGGCACATATTGGTAGCAGGGGCGAGATTTGAACTCGCAACTTCAAGGTTATGAGCCTTGCTAGGTAACCTTTCCTATACCCTACGACATTATTATAACATATTAATTTTTATTTGTCAACTAAAATTTTTAAATTATTTTTATTAGCTTTAATTTACAATTTATTATATCATACTTTTTAAATCTTGTCAACAACTTTTTTACAAAAATTTTAAATTTTTTTAGTAAAGAGGAAATTAATCCTCAATACTAAATTTAAAATATCTATGTACCCAATAAAATCTTTCTCCAAAACCTATGTTATGATTTTTTAAAACATCATTTAGGGCTATCGGATGGAAATTACAATTACAAATAAACTTTAATTGTTTTTCCTTATTTTCTTTTAAATCTACATCTAACTCTTTAAAACTCTCTTACATTTTTAATTGATATAATTATTATACTACATAAATTTTAATTTGTCAACACTTTTTTAAATTTTTATTCACATTATTACCTTTTTTATTATTTTTATTTTCAATAATAATATAACATATAATTTCTTACTTGTCAAATATCTTTTTATATTTTTTAAAAGTAAATTTATCATAAATTTTTCTCTTAACTACTTTCCACTTTTTCCAATCTACTTTTGGAAATTTAATATCTCCTTTATAATTACCACCTATATGAGAAATATACATCTCATCAATTAAATCCATATCCAAAAATTGTTTATATAAAGACCTACCACCTATAATAAATACTTCATCATTAGTATCTAAATCATTTAACCATTCAACTAATTTATTCATATCATTGAATATTCTCATATTATCACTAAAGGCTTCTTTTAAATGTACTTTTTCATAAAATTTTTTACTATTAGATAATATAATATTATATCTATCTTTTAAAGGTTTTCCTATACTTTCATAAGTATTTTTACCCATAATAACTATTTTACCTTTAGTTTTATTTTTAAATAATTGTAAATCCTCTGGTATATTCCATAATAATTTATTATCTTTTCCAATATAATATTTTTCATCAAATGCCACAATAAGTTTTATTTTACATTTCATTTATAATCACTCCTTATTTTCTTTAATCTTTTTAATACTATTTTTTAATAAGGTTTTTTTAATAGATTTACTAATTTTCTCATTTTTTTCTTTATAATCATTTTTAATTTTTATATCTTTATTTTTCTTTTTATTATTTATACCTGTTAAATAAGTTGCTAATGTTCTATTTACAAATTTACCTATACCTAAACATATACATTCCATACCATTTTCTAGTGCAACTTTAGGTATTATACCAGTTTCACTTTGTAAATCAACTATTAAATTCTCATCTAACTTTTCTAACCTTGACATTGCTATAATTCTATCAATTATTTTCTTTGGATAGTCTTTTTCATAACTAACTAAGTTTAAATCAATAAAATTAATAGGCTCTTTTTTATTTATTTTATTTAAACTTCTTATATAAAAATAATTACTTTCCTTTGTAAAAAATAGTATAAAACCCAATCCATTTTTAAACAATCTATTTTTTTTATTTTCAATCTTTGTTTTAAATACAATAATATCTTGAAATATAAATCCTGCTTTAATCATATATTCATAATCAATATTTAATTTATCTTTATCTGTAAATATATAACAATGACAATTATTATTACAAACATTGAATAATCTTCTTAATAAATTTTCATTTCTATTATTCTCAATAATTTTTAGTAACATACTTGTGGTTGCTAATCTACCTAAATCATCATTTTCCTTTTTAAATTCAGGTAACTTTGTAATTATAAGTGTAGGATTTTTATTTTCATTTTCAAGATATTCAATTACTTCTTCTATATTACTATCAAATACTTTTACATTTCTATATATTTTCATATTTTTAATCCTTATGCTTCTAATAGTTTATTTTTGTGTCTTGTTTTTATTACAGTATCTTTATTTGATGTTTTCATAGTACCATTATCTTCCATATAAATATTACTAACCCAACTATTTGTATCAATATCCATTAAATTACTTAAATCAGCAACATCATTTTTATCTTTCATTCTTAATTTAATAAATGCACCATCTTCCAAAAATTCTTTTAAATAAACAGACATTTGAATTAATGTATTTTCAAGTTTAATTTTTTTATTTTTTAATTCCAATAATTCAAATTTTACTTCTTTCTTATATCTTTCAATGTTATTTTCATACTCTTGAATAACTTCCATACCTTGCTCATATTTACAATATTCATCATATTTTTGAGTATAGTTAAATCCATATTTTAATTCATTTTTTAAAAATTTCATATAAGAAAATTCTATTGGATTTCTGTTTTTGTCCTTATTAAAATAAACATCATATTTCAAAGAATAATAATCTTTAACTACACTTTGATATTCTTTTAACTTATTCAAATATATAGTTATGTAGCAATTATCATAAACTCTACTCAAATATTCCTTGTCAACTTCTTCAATATCTTTCATATTGTTTTCTAATACTTCAATATGATGATTTTTAAATTTTTTTATTTTATATCTAAGTGTGTTAGATTTAAATTCTTCATCTTGTCCTTTTAAAAAAAGAGATTTACCTACAATTCCAAAAGTATTTTTATCTTTAGTATTATATTTTTTATTTAATAAATATTGCTCAAAAACTCTACCACCACCATAGTTTATAACACTTTTAAGTGGTTTGTATATCTTTACAAGGTTTAATATAAACTGTTTTTTATTATATTTTTCTGTCTTTATATTTATTGTTGCTTCTTTAATTTCTTTATAAAATTGTTTCATTGCAAGATAAGAATTATAATTAATACATTTATAAGATAATTTATCTCCGTGTCCGAACGTATCGTCAATATGGTATTCAATAATCTTTTCCAATTCTTTATCTCTTTGTCTTTGTTCAGATTTTGTCATACCAAAAGCATATTTGTAATTGTCATCATTATCATAGTAATATTTATTAAGAATTAGAATATTAGCAATAGTTTCAAGTCTTAAATTTTGAAAATCCTCTAATTGATTACCATTTAAATAAAACCAATTATGGCAATCAACTTCAATATCAAAAACTTTTTCAATTAATTCTTCAGTTCTTGTGAGATATATTGCTCTATCTCTTATTTGTTTTGAATATTTTTCACTCTTAGTTTCTCCTTTATAATCTCTTGCTAATTTAAAATTAGACAACATTAACCTAGCACCCTCTAATGTAAATAGGTATGCTATTTTACTTGCATTTCCATTTTTAAAAGTTTTTCCAATATTTTCATCATAACAAACATTAAGACCATCAGTATATATTTGCCAATCCTCATAATTTTCATCTTTTGAAATTATAAAGTAGTCAATATTTTCTTCAAGAGTTCTAGTATACTCATTATCTTGATTTCTTAATAGACATTCAATATTTTTTCTTATTCTATCATTTCTCTTTGAATAATTACTTCTCTCAATTTTACTTTCTTCATCTAAAGTAAAAAAAGTAAATGAATACATAGGAATACATTTAACTCCTTTGTATGTTATATATGCTAATTTTTTTTCATAGTCGTATTTATTCACTTGATTTATAAAATCTATTTTAATATTTTCGTTTTCAAATTTTAATTCTCTAATTACCTTTTTTCTAGGCATATTATACCACTCCTTTTAATTTTTTATTAATATTACTTTTTAAAAGTTTTTATTATAAATAATAACACATTTTTAAACATTTGTCAATAGTTTTTTGTAAAAAAATTTATTTACCTATAAAATAAGTTATTTGTAAATAATTCTAGGAACAACCTAATATTAATTGTCAGCCCCCTTATCTAAAGTAATTAATATATCTTCTATTAATTATATTATAGTATATAACAGTATATAATATATTAATTTACTTGTTAGAGAGCCGTCGTACCTAAAACTAAGGTTGTACTAAAATTATATTTTTAATAAATTTTAATCATTTATAAAATTAATAGTTAATATATTGTATAATTAATTTAAGTTATAATTTATTGATTTACACATATTTTTTTAAGTGTTAGGTACGACCTTAATTTTAATACCAAGCCCTTTATAATAAGTAATTAATATATTCTATATACTATTAATAGTATATTATATAGTAGAAATAATAGTATAATTACTTGTTATAAGGGGGCTAACATTTAAACTTAGGTTGTACTCTAAAATTAGTATTTTGTTGCAACTATTTTAAATATGTACTCATATAAAACGAAAGGGATTATAATAAATGGGAACTAGAATATATAATGTTGATAGAAAAACATTAAAAAATAAATTATTAAATTATTCAGTAAATGAAAAAGGAGAAAAAGTTACAAAATTTTCATTATGTAAAAATATTGAATTTTTAAAATCTATTGGTTGTAATAGTAAATCTATTTCTCCAAACACAATTCAAAGTTGGTATAAAAGATTATCTAAGTTTGAACCTGTTGGAGAAATGAATGATAAATTTATTTATGATTATCATAGAAACGTTACTAAACGTATTTCAAAAAAAATAAGTTACATTGATTGGACTAAAAATAAAAATAATTTATCTACTGAAAACATAATGATTGAAAAAATAAAAAATAAGATTGATTGGAATGATAAGAAAAAATATCTTGCTATATTGAAATTAAATGATAATGATTTCAATATTGAAAAATATTTACATTTAAATGAAAGTGATTTAAAATTTATGATTGATATGTTTATTGAAAAAGATAATCAATTAAAATTTGAAAATAAACTTGAAAAAATGATTTCCAATGGAGATGAAAATATTGTGGACTATTTATTTTAAAAATACTCCTAAAACGAGCGTAAACATACCTAGATTGAATAAAATTTATATTAGGCGACCAATTTATCATTTAAAGATATAAAAGCCCTTAAAACTGATTTACGGAGTTAAATATGGAAAATTTAAAAAATTTACAGTTAAAAATAACTGAATTAATGGAAGATAAATCAAGTTTAGAAAAAGAAAATGCACAATTAAGACAAAAAATAGTAGAATTGGAAAAAGAAAATGAAAAAGTAAAAACATTAGTTAATGTTGAACTTTTAGATAATGATATTAAAAAAATAATATTAAAAAATTATGCTAGAAATAAATCCAGTCTTTCTATATATAGGGAGGTTGGTAAATTATATGGATTAACTATCGAAGAAATAGATGAAGTAGTTAAAAATATAGATAAACTAGATAAGGAACTTATTGAATATTATAAAAAAGAGGTAGAATTTTTTAGAGAAAATGACCTTATAAAATTCTTTAGTGAACAGGATATTATAAAAGATAGTATTGATGTTACAATATCAAGTCTTGATGCACAAATTATGGAATATTCAAAGTTAAAAACTATGGATAAAGATGAATTTAAAATTTATGATAGTCTTTTAGCAAAGAAGATAAATTACATAAATATAAGATTAAAACTTGTTGATACATATAAAGAAGGAACTTTAATATCTAATAATAATAAAGAAAACAGTAATAATATTTCTATTGAAATTAAGAAACAGATAAATAATATTATGAATATAGATACTTTTAAGAAGGGTGGGGTTGGTACGGAAGTTGTTACAATAGATAAGGAGGTAGAACAATGGGATTAAATTATGAAATATTTATTGACCCAATATCTAATGTTGTATTTGCAAAAACATTAAAAGGTACAATCCCCATAGGTATTAATTTTGATAAAGAAACAGGAAATTTTGAAAGTATTGAAAATATAGAATACTATCAAACTTTTATTGAATATGTTATTAGGAGTAGACAATATTATGATGTTGTAAGAAAGAAATATAAATATCGTGAACTTTTTCCATATCAATGGAGTGTATGTTTAAAGATTATTGATAGTGTTATGAATAAAAAAGGTAGAAAAATTTTACCAGTACAAGCAAGACAGACTGGTAAATCAGAAGCAATAAAAGTATGGCTACCATTTTTGGTTGTATTTGCACGTCAATATGTTGAATTTATACACGAAAGATTTACTGGTATATTAGGAAGTTATAAAAGTGATACTATTGATAAGTTAAGAAAAGAAGTTATACCTTATTTTAAGACTGCTATTGAAGTTTATAATGAAATGTATAAAGATATTGAATTAGTTAGTGCATTAGATGGAAAAAATACTAAACTTGTAAATAATTCAAATAGATTAGAAATAAGTGCTAAGGTGGATGGACAGTATTTGCCATATAGTGAATGTTTTTTTATAACATTAGGAACTTCACAAGATAGTTTAACATCACATATAACAGCAATAGATGAAAGTGGTAAAGTTGATAATGATTTATTTGATAATTCAATATCGCCATTTTCAAATAGTACACGTGGAACTCAAATATTTATAGGAGTACCTAGTACAAGTCCTAATTCATTGTTACAGAAAAAATATGAAGCAAGATATAATGAAAATTCAAAAATTGATTGTTATTTTTATGATTGGAAAATGTGTTATTCTTTAGCAAAAAAAGTTAATCCAGAACAAGCAGAAATAATGAAAGAAGCAAGTTTAAGTGAAATAGCCATTACTGGAGGACATCACTCAATAACAAATAGAATGAACTATTATCTTGAGTTTAGTAAAACTGATGGATTATTTTTAACTAAGGAAATAATAAAACAACACGATATGTTTAATATTGTGAATAATAGTTTTGAAGAAGAAAGTATATATAATGTATATAGAGTGGCAGGAATTGATATTAGTGCCACGAGTACAGGAGATTATTTTGTAATAAGTAGAGGAACTGCTTGGCAAGATAATAGAGGGTTGTATCATAGTACAATCAGAAGAATTACAACTTTAAATAAAAACAATATAAATGATTTATTGACACCTATTGATAAGGTAAATTCAATTTGTGATATTTTAGAGGAAGAACTTATTGATATTTGTATGGTTGATAGTACATCACAGCAATTACATTTTATTCAATTATTAAGACAAGAAATGAATAAAAGAGGTATATTAACTATGCTTATCCCATTTACATATACAAGCAAAAGCAAACAAACTATGTTTGGAGAATGGGAAGATAGTTTATATAATGGATTTACAAAATTTCCTTTAATTAAGACTTGTTGGGAAACTGAAAAATTATATGAGGAAATGCAAACTTTAGTAAAAAAAGAAACAAGTACAGGATATACTTATGAAGCATATAAAGATAGAAAAGATTTACAGACAAAAGGAAATACAGACGACCATTGTAATTCTGTTGCTATGTTACATTATTGTTTGCAATATTTAGATGTTGCTATGCAAAATCAAGAATGGTTTAAAGATGGCTCTAATTTTGAATGGAGAGCAGAAAAATTTAAAGTTAGGGATATGGTTAATAATTTATTAAATAAAAAAAAGAAAACAAAATTAGAAAAAATGAAAATATATTTAGATTTAATACCTTGATATTAAGGAGGTGTAAATAATAATTGAGTAGCAGATACCTTGAAGAGAATTTTTTATTACCTATTAGTAATAGTAATAAATATAGACGTTCTCAAAAAGTAAATTTAATTGGTTTTAGTAATTTAAATTGGGTTACAAAACTTAATAGTAATGGAATGTTTAATAACATTAATAGAGATATTGAAATTAATGTTATTGATGATTTAATTAGTGGTAGGTCTTTTGAACATTGGTTTAGATATAAAATTACTAAAAAGGCTCAAGATAATTGTGATATAGATTACAGAGATAATTTTAAAAAGGCTTTTGTATATATAAATTTTATAAAAACATTGGTTGAAGATATTGCTATGCAATGTCCTGTAATGGATAATTTTGACCCTAAACAAGAATTAAGTGATAAAGAAATTAAATATCTTAAAGAAGAATTAGATGATATAGACTGGATTTCTGTATCTATTGACACTATTAAGGAATTGGAGTTAAAAGGGGATTGTTTTTATCAGATATATTATGATGAAGAATTAAAAAAACATAGATTTATTAAATTAAAAACTGAAAATATGTTAGATATTATTATTGAAGATGATAATGATATAAAATATGTTTATAAAAATGTAAGAATAGTTAAAACTTTAGATATTGAAAAGTCTATTTATACTAGAAGAGAAGTTGAAGATTTGATTATATTTACTAATGGTTACTATGTTGAATATTTAGATGTTACTGATTTAGATATTACAAGTGCTAAAAGTAAAAATATAGTTATGAATACAAAAGAAATGGGAGATATATTACCCATTATACATATAAGTGGTAAGTATAAAAGATATGATAGTGAATTTAGTGAAATACCTAGTGTTGATTATATTGACCCTACGTTAGATACTAATACGGTTATAACTGATATTAGAAGTTCTAATAGAAATTCTGGAAGTCCTAAAATGGTTGTTGTAAATGGGGATTTAGATTTAGATAGAAGTGTACTTGACCCAGGTGGAATTATACATATTGAAACACCTGAAAAATTAAAAGGATTTCACTCAAGACTTTTACCAGAAACTAATGTAAAATCATTTGAAATTACAAATAGTTTATCAAGTCTTAATAAGGAATTAATATTTTATATGGATTTTCTTTATAGAATTGTTGGACTAATACCTCCTACTTTACAAGAAAAAATGAGTAGTAGCGATAGTAGTAAGGCGATAGCACAATTTAGGACAAAACAAGAAGTAAAAAATAAATATTATATGAGCAGTATTAGGAAAGGTTTTAGTACATTTTTTGGACTTTTATTGAAAGATATGAATAAAAGAAATAAAAAAGATAAAGTATTTTTACAAATACCTAAAATACTTGTTACAGCAAATGTATATGATAATTTATTACTTGTTGCACAAGAAATTGGATTGGGATTAACAACTATGCAAGATTATTTAAAAGAACAAGGATATAGTGAAAAACAGATTAAAGATATTATGAATAATCAGAAAGAAGTATTAGAAAATTCACAAATTGAAAAAGAAAATACTGAAATTAAAAAAATAGAAAGTAATAATAATAAAACAAATACAGATACTAAAATAGATACAAAAAATAAAAATAGTGGTGTAGATAATAGATTTAAAAAAACATAAGGAGAATAAGAATATGACTAAGAAATTTATTTATCTTTTATTTAAAGATGGAGAAGGTGGAGAGCCTAAAGAACCTGAAACAGATGAAGGTAAAGAGGGAGAAGATTTAGGAGAAGGAGGAGAAGGTAAAGAGCCTAAAAATGAGCCTAAATCAGAGCCAAAAAAACAAACTAAAAAGACTGAAAAGAAAGTTAGTATAACAGCAAAAGAATTTGAAGAGTATAAACAATTTAAATTAAATTCTATGAGTGCAGAGGAAAGAGAAAATGCACTTAAAGAGGAAAATGAAAGTTTATTAACAAAAATAGGAGTGCTTGAAAATACTATTGAAACTCAAACAAAAGAAATTGAAAGAGTAAAAGCACAAGATAGTATTAAAGAAAAATTAGGAACTATTAAAAGTGAAAAGCCTTATTTAATTGAAACATTAGATAAAAGAGCAAGTAAAGGGTTTAATAGTGTTGATGAAGTTAATGAGTTTGTAAATCTTATTGACAGTCCTACATTAAAAGAAGCCTATGATGTATTACAGAAAACACAAAAGGCTACTAAAATAACAAGTAAGAATGTTGTAGGTACTTCAAATAATGATAATAATGTAAATACTAAAAAATACAGTAATTATGATTTATCAAAATATGGTATTAGAGTAAGAAAATAATTATATTAGAGTGGGAAAAAGTTAAAGGAGAATTAAATTGAAAGCAAGTATAACAAATTTAAAAATTACAGGTATTCAAGAAATGCAAAGTGATATTAAAGAAAAACACTTTGTAACAGCAGAAGAATATTACATTGATGATCAGTATACTGATGGTGTTGATTTATTCAAGATTATGACAGTTAAAAAAGGTAAATGCTTAGGACAAGATAGAAATACTTGGCACATTGCAGATAATACAGATGTAAATGTAATTCCTATGGGTATTGTTTATGCTGGGTCGCCTAATAGACATTTAGCAGGAGATGTAGAATTTCATAAAAGATTGCCAAGAGCAGAGGAACACTTATCAATGCCTATGGTAGACAGAATGGGATTAATTGTTGAAGGGTATGATACAAACGGTAATCAAGTTTATCCTACATTTGAATTAGAAGATTTAAGAAAACCAGTATATTTAGGTAAAAATGGTGCTATTACAGTTGATAAACCGAGTTCGACTGAATTTAATACACCTATCGGTTATATAAATAGTAGACATACTATTATGTTGGATTTATCTAACAATACAAATAAATATAACGTACCAGTAACAAAAAATTAATAATAAGGAGATAAAAAAATTAATGAAAAATTTATATTTATTATTTAAAGATGGTGCAGGAATACCAGCAACTGGTTCGACACATTTAGGGGATAAAGGTATTCATAAACAGTTTAGTAATTTCATTGAAGTTGGAGATTACTATGAAGGACTGTTAGCAGATATTAATAATACAGAAGCCTTAAATGGAAATACACCATTATTAAATTTATTGACAAAAATGACAAGAACAAGAACACATACTAAAAATTATTACAAAGAAACTTTTAGTTTAGGTACTCAAGCATTATTCTTTAATGCAGGTACATATACTGATACAGTACCAGTTAAATCAAAACAAATGACTTGGGAAATGGGAGTATTAGACTTAGAAAGTAAAGTAATGAATACAACTCAATTAGAGTTAAAAACATTTAAGAGAAATCATATATCAATAATTCCAGAGTTTGTAAAAGCAATGGATGTTGTTATTTCTACTTATGTTACAAAAGTATATCCTGCTTTATTTTATAAAACAATATTCCAAGTACCAAAAACTGGAGGACAATTCAATGAGAATTTTGGGTTGCTAAGAAATGTTAAGATAGATGGTATTATGTTAGCAAATGTTGATAGTAATGCGACAGCAGGTAGTAAAAACTCTATTACAAGAAACCATTACAGAGCAATTAAAAGACCTAGCACTACACCAGGACAGTTAGGGGTAACACCCGAAGATGTTGATGATGTAAGAAAATACTTATTGAATTATACAGATAATGAAGGAAAAGAAATTGTTGCAATTACATCAAGTAATGTAATTAATACATTAGCAAAATTCTATTCTTATGAGCCAACTAAAGATTATTTCTTAGAAAATGGTATACCTAGTGTAAAAATTAATGGTATTCATTTCATAGAAGCAGATACAGTAATTCCAGAAGATTTTATTTTCTTTGCTGTATATGATAGTGTTGAAACTGGAGCATTATTAACTAAAGTAATTAATCCTTATCCTGAATATCAAGGATTAAGAGTTGACAATGAAGATGAAAATTTTGCTTGGGAAAGTGTTAATGAACATAATTTGAAAGAAGTTAAAGTAATAGTTGGAGATATTGATATACATTTAACTGGTAGATATAGAGGATTATGGCTTGATTGTGGAAATAGACCACAAACAGATGGACTTATGACACAAGCAGGGCTAGATATATTGACTAGAAAATATGTACAAAGAGTAGCAGTATTAAATGCTATGATTGAAGATTAGTCATATTTTTATTTATACATATCTTAATTCTAAAGGGTAGTATCACATCTTTTGCTACCTTTTAGAATACTATAAAAAATAAGGAGAAAATTTAATGGAAAAATTAAATGATTTATTAAAAGGAGTTAATGTTTATGGCTTAAATGTTGCAGGATTTGTTGCCAATCACGTAAAAGACAACAACCAAACAGCCTATGAATATTTACAGACAGTAACATTACTTGAAATTTTAAAGGAATTAAAGGAACTTAAAGAATTAAAGAGTAATGATAATGAAACTGTTGAAACAAAAACTAAAGTAACAAAAGCAAAAGAGGAAAAAACTGAAAAAGCAAAGTAGGTGGTAGAATATGATACTAACTTTGCAAGAAATAAATAATAAAATTCAAGAACAAGAAGAAATGAAGAAAAGAATTGAAGAAAAGATTTCAAGTCTTTTGGAAACTATTGAGTTTAAACGTATGCAAAATGGTACAGATAGTGTTGAAGTACAAAATATAACAGATACAATTAATACTTTAAGATTAATGAGAAGAGATTGTATTGATGAAATTAACAGTCTTGAGGAATTAAAAAAATCAAGTTGTGAAAAAAGAAGAGAGAGAAGCAAGTTAGTGAGTGATTTTTATGGCTATTAGTTATTTTAAGAAATTACATACTTATGGGCAAAATTTAATATTTGATAAATTTCAGACTAAAATAAAATGTGTATTAGAAGATAATAATAAAAATCAATTTATAGCACATTGTCTTTTATCAAAATATAGTGATAAGAATATAATTATTTCAAATGATATTGACAGTATTAATAAACTTATTATTAAATTTAGGATTAGTGAATTAGAAGATTTAGTTGATATTAAAACTAAAAATACTAAACTTAATTATAAATTAATAAAAACAATTATATTGGATGGGTTAAGATATAATGTAAATAATTTTGAAATAAATAATCAAAGTAGGGATTTCTTGATTATGGAAATAACTAAGTTTAAATCATAACCTAAAACAGTCGGAAACCTATTAAATTTGTAATTAATAAGATTAAAGGAGGAATTTATAGGGCAATGACTTTAAATGAGTTAAAACAGAGATTATTAAATGTAAAAAGTAGTGAATTTTGTTATAAAATAGCAGAAAAAGAGATAAATAGTTTATATGCAATAATTTTATATTTTATGGCACTCGAAACAAATATAGATACAGGGCATACTAGAAAACTTTGGGTACAAGCAATTAATAGAATTAGTAATGTATTGACTAAAATAATACCAGTTCCTGATTATGAAATATGGAAAGGGTATGTTTTTTCAAAGAGTTTAAAAGAAGATGATTTTATTAATGTTACTTATGGAAGTTTTGGAATTAATATATCAAGTAGAGATGAAGTTTGGAAAAGTAATAATAGTAATATTGCTAGAGCAGGCAATTACTCAAATAGTATAAATTTAAAATTATTGGAAAGAAAAAATCAATATAAGGGTATTCTAGGAAATGATTATGTTGAATTTTATGTAGATAAATTATTAAGTGAAATACAGTATGTACTCAAAGGTGGAAAAAACAGTAAACTAGAAGCCATAACTTTAGTATTGAAAGATTATACTAAAAGGATAAAAAAGTACATAGAAACAGGTAAATAATGAATGATATACAGTTTAAAGAATTAATAGAATTACATATTAAAAATAAATTAAATGAGTTAGTTAATAAAACTTGTTTTGAAAATTTTAAAGGTAAATATGTTATCCAAGACAATAAATATAACATACCGACAAATTCAAATACTGAAATTTATAATATTAGTGATATTGATATTGAAAATAATATTGTAACAATTTCAAATGTGAATAATTTACAATACCCACTCAATAATAAAAAAATATTCGTAAATTATAATAATGAAATTAATGTTAATGTTATTGGAAATAATAAATTAAGTTTTGACAATACTGATGATTTATATTTAATTGCTTTGGGAGATATAGTTACAAGTAATGTTGATAAACAAGAAAATAAAATATATATAATTGTAGATGTGGATAATGTTAGAGTTGAAACTGAAACTATTTCAAGTACACACAATAATACTTATTATGATGTTAATATTTTTGTTGGAAGTAATGATTATTCAAATACTAAGGAAGAATTTAATTTTTTCTACAATGAATTGATAAGATTATTTAATGAACAAAGTTTTAATATTGAATATAATAATAAGAATTTAGATATATTTACGGTTGACAAGCCTAGATATAGAAGTAGTGTTAAAACTGAAAATGATAGAGTAGGTTATATAATTCTTAGATTTTCACATTTCTATAATAACAAAATAAGAATTTAAGGAGAATAGAATAGATGGCAAAATTAGTAAATAATGGTAATGCTAGAGTTAGATTAACATTCTTAGCAATGGAATTAGTAAGTAAAAAAATTGAATTGTTTTCTGTTGAAAATAAGACAATAGACCCATTATCAAGTTTACCTACTGACCCTTTGTTTAGTAGAAAATATCAGTATAATAACCAATACAATATGCAAGGGGATTTTATAGGGCAAACAGCAGGACAAGAACAATTTGAAGATATATCAGTACCATTTACTTTCCAAGAAGATTTCATTTATGTTGCTTCTGGAAAACAAGATATTGATGAACGTTCTAGTAGAGATACCTTGATTGCAATTTTACAAGGTGCAATATTTAAGTCAAATGGTAAAACATATAGAGTATTAGGTAATGCAGGAAATATAAACTTAGAAGCCAAAATGTTAGGTAAGAATACTAACAATCATTGGAAAAATTTATACTACTTTGAAAATGCTTTTGTAAAAGATGGTACAGCATTTGATAAAGACGGAAAGGCTAAAACAATGCAAAATCCGTTGTTATCTACGTTTAATGTATCAAGTATTGGTATGAGTTTAGAAGTTTACATTGGTGCAGGTACAGGGGAAACAAGAATAATGAGATACCCATTAGTATCATTCTCTCAAATTAATACAGATATGAGTGGAGATGTTATTAAAGTAAATACTCAAATGTCAATTAAGGCAGATGTAATTGAGGCAGAAGATTTCTTAATTGCAGGTGGTAAGAAAGTTAGTGATACTTATATTAAAGTTGATGGTGTAGTTGCTAAAACTGGATTGAGTGCAGTACCAAGTGAAGCACAAGCAAATGAAACTTGGTTAGCATACGATGATGTTAGTGGTAAAGTAATGTATATTGTAAATCAAGCAGACAAGACAAGCACAACTCCATTAGAGGTAGGTACAGTATTCTATTTACAAAAAGGAGATACAGGAGCCACATCTGGTGCTATGCAGGGATTATGTCAAGCAGGTACAGGGGTAGTTAAAAAATCTCCAGAGTTTTATGTAATTGGGGAATATGATTGTACTAAACCTGAAGCACATTTGACACGTTGGAATTATGACCCAGCAATAGCAACAACAAGTGCTAATGCTAAAGAAGTATTTGCATTGAAAGTTAATGATTTTGATGACTTAACTGGAGATTTCAAAAGATACAATAGTGAAAATTTATAGTAAGTTAAATAAATGGGGTATGGATATTATCTATACCCTTATAAATAAAAATATGTATAAATAAGGAGAATTAAAGATATGGCAAAAAAATTAAAATTAAATTTAAGTGGATTAAAAAATCAAATTAAAACAGGAAAAATTACAATAGATTATTTAAATGGGAAAGTTGATTATCCAATTAAATTAAAAAATGATAGGGAATATAAATATATTCTAAATTTATCAGATTACAAATATAAAACAAGATTAATTGATGATAAATTAGTTGTTACTAATTTACAAAAATTATCAAATATAAAACCTGAATATAGAGATATTATTATGAATAGTGAAGGACACTCAAATAAAGATATTTCTTATGTTAAGATTTATGATGAAAATGATTTACAAGTTGCTAAAAATGACAGGGAAACAATGCTTGAAGGTATAACAGTAGTGGCACATTTAGATTTAGATTATGTTGTCGATGAGAAAACTGGAGAAACATTTTTAGATTTGATTAATAATACTTTTGATGATATTATTAAGGAAAAATATGATGGTAAGAAAATAGAAAAAAGGGATTACTATAAAGTTACTGAAATATTGTTTGAAGCCAATTTGTTATCTTATGATGTTATTAATGAATTTTTAATATATATAAGAGCATTAAAATATGGTAGAACAGTAGAGGAAGAAAAATATAGATTAGAAGCACAAAATTTAGGTGTTAGTGAAGAAAGTGATATTCAGAAATGGGTTGAAGTTAGAAAAGGCGATAAAGTTTTAAAAGAAATGAAAGAAAAAGAATTAAATGAAGATATAATTGAGGATGTCGCTATTGATAAAGAAGAAAATAAAGATAAGGAATTAGATATTGTAGAAGCCGAAAAGGTAGAAGAAAAAGAATAAAGGAAAAGAAGTATGAGAACAGACCAACAAAAAGATAAGGTTGATAATTCTCTATTAAAATTGAAAAAGAATGAATTAAAAGATATAACCTTGCTTGATATTAATTATAGAATGGTTATATCTTTTTCTTTAATAGGAGAAGAAATACCTTTATTAATTAAATTAAAAGATATTAAATATAGAGATGTTAGAAATGATTTAAAGATTAGGGGAGATGAAGTGCCTATAATTTCATCATTGTTATTTGAAGAAGGTTGTAAAATATTGATTGATAATTTCTTTAAATATATTGAATGGGAAGCATTTGATATTTTAGATGATGATTATTATAAAAAAAGGATAGAAGAAATTGAATTAAAATATACTAGAGATGATATTCAAAATAGGTATAAAATAGATAAGGAAATGGAGGAATTAAAGAATGAAGTTATATATAATTTAAAAGTATTTATACTTGAAAAAATGCTTATTGATAAAGATTTACAACAGGAATTAATGGAAATTTATAATACTATTAGAGAGACACAATATAAAATGGTTGAAGAATTTAATGAAATTATTGAAAGTATAATGGATTATGAAGATGATAAGAGTATAAGTTTTAATGATTATTTTACTGTTATGTTAAAGACAAGTATAATAAACAGTAATGTACCTATTTTTGATGAGAATATCGGAAAAGCCTTTAATGAGTATTCATATAGGGAAGTAAAACTTAGAATTTCATTTGAACATAAGGAAACTATGTTAAATAGTAATAGAATGAAAATGATGTTACCAGTAATGGCTAAAACATCTATACTATAAAAATTGAGAGGAATTATTATATGGAAAATTTAGATTTAGGAATTAACTTAGGTTTTGGAGAAACTTCAAGTGTAGATAATTTAATAGATAAGGTAAATATATTAGAAAAAAGTATAACTAATATTAATGAAGTATCTAATATGGATATGTTTACTAATGCACTTAAAAGTTTTCAAGACTTAAAATCAGAATTAAAGGATATAAAAAGTTTATTAAACGAAGAAAATCAAGGTAAAGATAAGGGAAATTCTGCACAAGGTGGAAAAAATCCTTATAAAAGTGAAACTTTTAGTCTATCACAAACATTATTAAATATTGAAAAATTATTAACTGAAATAAATAGTACAAGTAAAAAACAAGGATTTAATAATGGAAATTATGGTAAAAGTAATAATGGAAAAAATAGTGGTAAAAATAATGATAATTCTAATGATAATCCATTAAGAAATAGGGCTAATTATGAACTTAGAAAGTATTACAGTAATCAAGAAAAAACTTATAAGGATAAAAAATTAGAAGTAGATAAAATTTCTAAGATGACTACAAAACAATTTGAAGATGGATTTTCAAAAATTGTAAAAGGTATATCTAAAGATGTGGTTGATATATTAGATAGAGATTTATTAAAGAAAATGGTTGAAAAAAATGCTACTGAAATGCTTAAAAGTAGTAAATATATAAATAAAGAAAATTTAGATGAGAAATATAAAGAAATATCACAATTGATTAAAAATGCTGGATTTAATCCCAATATATTTAAAAGTAGTTCTATATTTAGAAAAGGGTATAATGAAAAATTATATGAAACTGAAAACAATAGAAAAATACAAGATTTAAAAAGATTAGAAATAGATTTAAAATCAAAAGGTATAAATCGTAATTCCAATACTGATACAATGACAGGTAGACAACTTGAAAAATTACTTGAGGATAATAAAAGAATTTATAATATAATTAATTCTAAACATTTTCAAAATTTTGACAATGGGCAATCATTTAAAAGTACAAAAGATAAATTAAATAAGTATATTAATCAAATGAATGATAATAAAATAAAAGGACAAAATATCAAAGAAAATGGATTGTCTTTACAAAATACTATACAACAAAATTCTAGTACAATGATTGCAGGAATAGAAGCATTTAGATATTTAGGTACTATATCTAATTTTATAACTTCTAAGGATTTTGAAAGAAATATGGGAGCATTAGGTATTGTAGGTAATTTAGGAAATCAAGCAAGTCAAAATGCTTCAAAGAATAGAATTATTAGAGAAAGTAATTCAGTAGGTGCAGATATTAATGAATTTGCTGAAAGTGTTAGAGAAGTTATCAAGACAGGTAAGACTTATGAGCAATCTATGAATTTGGTTAAAACAGCAGGTAAAGTTGCTGTTGCCTCATTTGAGGATTTAACTACTGCTACCAATATACTTAATCAGAGATTTACTGCATTAGGTATTAGTGCTACTGATAAAAACCTAAATGAGTTTGCTAACAGATTACAAAGTGCATTAGATAATACAGCATTAGACTTACAAGATGTAAATAATGCAGGTAGACAGACTAATACTGCTATGAACGCTCTTATTAACAGTGCAGAAGAAAAAGGTATACAAGGTAGAAGTGTAGAAAAATATACTATGGATGTATCTAATTTAGAATTATCTTTATTATCTACTTTAAAACAACAAGGTAAGACAGGAGAACAAAGTGGTATTGTTTTAAGAACTTTATTTTCAAAACTTATGTCAGTTGATGGCAGAGGTAAGGCTATGTTAGAAAATGATTTTAAAAAAATGACTAAAGATGAGAGAGAAAAAGTTGGTTTTGGGTCTGTTGAAGAAATGACTAATATGGTACTTAGTGGGGAAGTAGATAAGGTTATCGAAGGGTTATCTAAAATGCAAAAACAAGGTAATCTATCTTATGCTACAATTAAGAAAATATTTACAGAAAGACACGCAAGTGCTATCAGTACATTATTTACAGAAGTAAATGGAGATACAAAGAAATTTATAGATAATATAACTACTGGTATTGATGTATCTAAAAACTTTGGTAAGGCTATTGAAAATTGGGCTGTAAAAGTTGAAAGAATATTTAAGAATTTAAAGTCAATAAGTACAAATACATTTAGTAGAGGTGTATTTGGTGGTGTATTAGGTGCTGGTGTAGGTATAGCAGATAAATTAACTGATTTAGTGGTTAAAGGTCAGTCAAGTGATAATATATTATTATCATCTTTTTCTCAAGGTTTACCACAAGCAATGACACAACAATTTATGTTTAAAAATATAAGTGATTTTACACAAGGAAAAGCATATCAAAAAGTTGAAAATGTTTATGATTTATCTATTAATAGAATTAGAAGTGATAATTCTTTAAGTAAGAATAGAAAAAAAGAAATGATAAATCAAGTAGAACTAATGAAAAATCAAGATTTAGAAAAATTAATAAATAATAAGGGAATAAATGGTTTTGCAAGTCAAGTAAAAGGTGCTACTGCTAATGTTTATGATTTATCCAATAAAATAAAAGAAAATGTATCTGATATTGATAAATTAAAAAAAGAAGGTATTGAAAGTTTTTCTGCATTGAGTGGAGGTGCAAAAGGATTAGGTGCTTCATTATGGGCATTATCTAAACCTATAATAATATTAACTGCTATTAATATGGCAATTAATACAGTTATTGGATTATATGAGAAAGCACAAAAATTAAAAAATGATGCAGATAATTTGGATAAAGAAATTATAAATATTTCTAAAATTGGTAGTGATATTGAAACTATTGAAAGTAATATTAGAGATATTTTTGACCCTAAGAATTATCAAAGTGAAGAAGAAAATGGGTATATAAAAAATGTTAGAAAAATGGTTGAAGCAAATGAAGAATTAAAATCTAGTATTGATACCATAAATTCAATAAAAAATAATCCATTTAAAGATATTCAAACTATTAGAGATGAAATTTGGAAAGAAAAAACAAAAAATAGTTTAATAAATTCTGATAATTATACTACACAAGGTAGATTAGGTATTAGTAATTATAAACCTAGTGGAGCTTCAAAAAATTACTTTACTTATGGAAATACATCAAGATTTTCAATAGGGGAATGGAATGATGAATATGACAGAAATTATAGATTAAAATATAGAGGAGAAAAATTTAATAATATTTCTGTAATAGATAAACAAAATGAAGATAGAATTAGTAAATTAAGTGAGAGTAAAAGACACGATGAATTAAATAAATATAAGAAAATGTACAATAATAAGTATGTTAAATCTACTGATAAAGCAATCAATAATTTATATGATGATGTTTATGCAAAATTTAAAAAAGAATTAAAAAATAAAGGGTTAGATGAAAAATCAGTATCAGATGAAGATAAGCAAAAATATTTGGTAAGTAATTTAAGAATTTCTAACGAACTTGTAAGTAATGTGTTTGGTAAGAAAAGTGCTGAAGCATTAAATGGTAAAGATGTTACAGATACAGAAAGTTTTTATAAATTATTAAATAGTTTAGGTGGTAAAAATTTAGAAGATAATATTAAAATATTTAATGATTTAATTGCTAGTGGTAAAATTGAACCTGAAACTTTATCTTTATTGACACAATATAGTGATTATCAATTAAAAACTATTAAGGAAGCTGATGATTTATTCTATAAACAACTTGAAAGAAATAAGGAAAGTTTAGAGCAATCTAAGGCTATGGTTGAGAATTTAAAAAATAAAATGACTTCAATGTATGAGAAAACTGGATTGCCTAGTATTGCCTATGGTAAAATACTTAATGAAGAAAAAGATGATAAAGGAAATTTAAAGACTTTAGCACAGCAAGAATTAGATAAGTATAATACTTCTTATAATAATGATATTAATTCAGTACCTTTTGAAATGTCATTAAATAATATGGAAGGTGTTAAAGAGTATCAAGCAAGTATGTTTACTTATTATACTAAGAAAGCAGGATTAGATAAGGAAATACAAGATACTCAAAAGAAATTAGAAGAAGCAAAAAAACAAGGAAATTTACAAGAACAGCAACAATTAGAAGCAAAATTAAATTGGTTAAATCAAGATGTTAAATTTTTAGACCAATCAAAAGAAATGGCTAAGAAAGTTTTACATTTTTCTAATTTTACTGCTAGAAAATATGATGAATTATTGGCTATGAGTACAGAACTTGTAAAAGCACAATCTGTATATAATAATTTAGTAGGTACTTCATTTGGAAATCAAGGTAGTCAAATGCAAACTTCTTATGATAGTCTTAATGCAAGTAGAAGTTTATTTAATAAAGTTGGTAGAATGAACTTTAATAATCAAGTTAATAGTGCATATATTGAGGATAAAGGTGGTGCTAATTTACAAAAAATTACAGGTAAAACTGATTATTCTCAAGTAAGTATGGGCGACTATACTAAAGTAATGGATAAAATAAAATATTTTAGAGAAAATAATATTAGTGAAAAAGATGGTATTAATATTGAAACATTACAAAACCAAGCAACAGTATATTCATCACTTATTGCTGAAAAGATACAGATACAACAACAAGAAATTCAGTTGGCACAACAAGAGAAACAATTAAGAATTGATATTGTTAAGTATTGGTTAAAAGAAAATGAATTAAAGGCAAATTACTTAGAAAATCCTAATAGACACATTAATAATTTCTTAATATCTAATGTAGATACAGTTAGAAAAACTCAAAGTGGGGATAATGGATTATTCAAAATGAATGATTTACAGACTATAACTAACTTGAAATTAGATAATAGTAATATGAAAATGGGAGAACAGTTAGATTTTGCTAGAAGAAGTATAATGGTTGCTAAGGAAAATGCACAAAGACAGATTAATGCTATACGTAGACTTGAAAATAAAAATACATCTAATGCTAATAAAAGTGATATGTTGAATAAATCTAATACTATTAGTACAAATAATACAGTTGCTACTGGAATTGATACATTATCTCAAAATTTAGGTAGTATGTTTGAGGAATTAGGAAATGTATTGGGTAGTATGTCTATGGGTGGATTTGATGGTAGTATTGGTGGAGATGAGAGTAGTAATCCTAATATATCTATGAACGCAGGAAATCATCAAAGATATTTAGCAAATAAAAATTATTTAATGGAAGCACAAAAAAGAACAGGAATTAGTGCTGGATTATTAGGTGCTGTTGCAGCTGCTGAAAGTGGATATAATCCTGGTGCTAATGGTGGTGGAATGGCTAATGTTAGAGGTATTATGCAAATAAGACCTAAAGACTGGAATGATTTTTACAAAGCAGGTAAGAAATATGGAGTTAGTGCTACACCATCATATATGAATAATCAGCAGGCTATACTTGCTGTTGCCAGTAGATTTGCTAATAATAGAGATAGTGGTTATTTTAGAAGATTAGGTATTTCTAATCCACAAGCAATTCATTATTATATGACACATTTTCTTGGAGAAGGTGGATTTAGTAAGTTATATAAGAATTATATGAACGTTCCAGCTGCACCATATATGACAGCAGAAGCAAGAGCCAATCATTCTATATTCTATGATAGTAAAGGTAGAATGAGAACTGGTAATGAAATAATGGCAGAAATGAATAGAAGAATGACAACTGCTTATAAGTCTTATGGGGTAGATGTTGCTTTAAATGGTAGTGTAGGTAAAGGTACAAGTGGTAATTATTCAGTAAGTAGTAATAAAGGTGGATTAGATACTGCTATGGTTATTAGTGGTGCTAAAGGACTTAAAGTTAAGAGTAAGGAAACTACTGGTGGAGGTAAAATTACTCAATCTACTTATGATTTTGCTAAAATAGTACAAGACAATATTAAAGGTTTTGAAAGATTTACAGCATTTAATGATACTTACCATCATAATCATAGTCCTAATTCTGGGCATACTAAAGGTATGAAATTTGATTTTACTGTTAGTGGTGGAACTAATGCAAGTAATAATGTAGTAAGTCAATTATATGCTTTAGCAAAACAGTATGGATTTGATATTAGTGTAATAAATGAATATACTAATCCTAGTAGTAAGGCTACTGGAGGTCATTTAGATGTTAAAGTAAATGGTAGAGGTAGTGGTGGGTCTTATAGTTCTGGTGGAACTTCTTATAGAAAACCTAACCTTAAAATGATGGGAACTACATCAGAGAAAAATGCTATGAGTGGTGGTTATGTACCTAATATTAGTGGAGATTTACAGAAAGAAATTGAAAAAATAACTAATTATGAGTTTGAAAAGGCTTCAATAAAGAGTGAACAAGAGGAACAATTAATTAGAGGTTTAGTTGAGAATGTTAAAAAATGGAAAGAAGAAAATTTAACTCTTCCAGAAATTCAAAAAAATATTACTCAATATATGAATGATAATATTTCTATTGTAACAGATGATATGACTACTTTTAAGGATTTAACTAAAAATATTGTAGATAAAATACAGACTGATTTAGAAGTATCAAAAGAAGCATACGATAAAATGGTATCACAATATTTAGAAGATATGAATAATCTACATTTTGCTTTTGATGAGATGAGATTAAAAGTGGAAAGTACATCTACTGATTGGGTAAGGGCATTTAATTTTGTTAATACAAGTGAAATTGGAGATAGTTTATTACAATCATTTAATTCTATGAATGAGAATACTGCCAAAATAAATGCTAAACTTAGAAAAATGGTTGTCGATATTAAAATTAATCCTAATTTAGTATCTATGTTGAATTATTTAGGAGAAAATTCAAATGCTAATCTAAGAAATGATAGGGAAAAATTTGAATTTTTAACAGATAATAATGCAATGTTAAAAGAATTTAAACAATTAGAAGATAGATTATATGATTTAGGTAAAGACCAATTTAATAATTTAGGTTTGGATAAATTAACATTACAAAATTTAAGTGCAGAAGAAAGAAATCAATTTTTAGCACAAGTTTATACAGAAATTTCTAAACAAGGGCAAACAAGTAATGATATGTTTTTAGTTTCACAAAACTTTAATAATATTTTAACACTATATAGATTATTAGGACAAAAAATAGAAGAAAATATTGAAATTAAGAAACAAGAAACAGACATAATGAAATCATTTAATAAAGTAATTACAGATTTTTCAAGTAAGATTAAATCTATTAGTAATTCAATGTTAAATATGGAAAATAATAGAAATTTAAATAGTGCTATAAATGATTTTAGACTTTATAGTATGAATATTGACCCTAATAGTAAGTATGGTAAAAGACAAGCAGAATTAGTTAAATATGAAAATAATAAAAGCGTATTAAACGAAGTGGCACAAGAATTGAAAACAATGTTAAGTGTTGATAAAAATGCTAGAAAAGTGTTGGAAGCAAGAAGATATACCGAAGAAGATATTGATAATATGGATATTAGAGATACTGATAAATTAATTGAACTTGCACAGGAAGTATCTAAATTTAGTACTATTCAGAATGAAGAGTTGAGAAAGACACTTAATGAATTTTTAGAGGATAATGATTTAGTACAGTATTTTAAAGATTTAGACATAACTAACAATACATCATTATCAAAGGCTAAAGAAGATTTATTAAAAAATTCTGATATTATAGATAAAACTAAACTTAATGAATTATTAAAATTCTTTGATATTTTAGAGAATAATAATATTAAGACAGAAGAATTGACAAAAACTATAATAAGAGGTATAAATGCTACTAAAGACTTAAAAGAAAGTTTTAGTGAAAGTATTAAACATTTTTCAGATAAATCTGTTGATTTATTAAGTAGTATTCTGTTTGGTACTGATTTTGAATGGAAGGGATTTGACTATAAGGAAAGTCTTAAATATTTAACAGAATTAGGGGTACAAAATAAAGATAGTATAGTTAAAGGAATAGATACTGTACTTAGAAAGTTAGGTATAGATAGTAATTTAGTTAAAGAAGTACAACCTAGAAAGTTAAGGGATAAAGATGATTTTTCAAATAATGAAGATGATGTATCATTTAATGGGGATATTAGAGAATTTCATTTAAAAAATATCAAATATAATGATGTTAGCGATAATAAAAAGCCTAATACTTTGTTAGATGATTATGGTAATATTTTAAAGATAAGTTGGGATAATGTAAGTAAAGAAGCTGTTGAAACTTTTAAAAATTTCTTATTTGAAGGTGCTTTAGATGATAATGGTTATGCCCCTTATTTAAGAAATAATCAATTACTCACAACTGCTTTTGATACTGATGGTAAAGATGGATATATTCTATATGCTTTAGGGGATAGTAGTAAGACACCTTTATTAACTTCAAAAACCCAAGAGGAAATGAAACAAAAGATTAAGGAACATAATATTCAAGAGTGGAGAAATCAAGATTTAGATAATAAAGATATTAAGTCTATGAGTATGCTAACATATATAGACAATATTGATGATAAAAATAGAAATATTGAACATACTGATAATAACCAAGTATATAGAATTGATATATTAACAAATGAAATGGGTGAAGCAGAAAAATATACTCAATTAACTATTGCAGAAAGTGAAATTAATTTAAGAAAATATAGTGAAGTATGGAAAACTTTATATGAAAATAATAGAAAAAATAAAGATAAAATTAAAAAGGATTTATCTTTTGGAGTTGATTTATATAAAGATTTAGGTACTAAAGATATTAACTTAGATAAAGGTAGTAAAGATTATTTCCCTTATAAAGTAGATGATAGAAATGGTATTGTTTATTTAATTAATAGTGCAGAAAAAATTGAGGAAACTGGAGCCAAAGTAGAAACTAAAGAAGAAAATGGTAAAATTTCATTTTATCAAAATGGAAAAAAAGTTTATAGTTTAGGTTTAGAAAATGTTAATAAGAAAAAAAATACTTCTAATATCTATAAATATGATGAAAATGGAAAAAAAGAATTACTAAAGAAAAATGCAAAACAAAAAGATTTTACTGATATGCTATCTAGTATGGTTACACAACTTGAGGGTCAGAAAAAGACAGGAATACACTTTAAACAAACACCTATTTACAATATGTATACTGGTAGAAGTATTGAAGATGGGAAATTATTTGAATATACAAATTATGATACTTATGAAAATGCTTTAGAGTATGCTACAAAACAAAATCATAATGCTATTAATGATAGAAGAATGAATGATTATATTCTAAATGAATATAGTAAGTTATCAAGAAGTAATTTTGATAAGTCTGGAACATTAAATAGAAGTTATGAACAATATAATAATTCATTATCTAATCCTAATACACAAGGAAAAATATCAAGTAGTTTTTCAAAAGTTGAAGAAAAATCTAATAAATTATTTGGAGAAAATGCAATTAGAACAGCAATAGATATTAATTCTATAAATACTAAATCGTTTAATGCTAGTGATATGCCTAGTTTTAAAGGTAAGGGATTAAAAGGTAATGAAGCATTTTTTAACTATATAACAGAAAAAACAGGTATTCCTGTTGAATGGTTAATAGCAGAAGCATATAGTGAAAGTGGTATAAACCCTTTACAAGTTGATAGATATTACGATAAGAAAAAGAAAAAATGGGTAGAAAGTAGTTATAAAGGGTTATATCAAATAGGAAAAGATTACTGGACACCTAAAAAAGCAGAAGAAGTATCTAAATTTTTTGGAGTAGATATAAGTAAAGATTATTCTAAAGGTTGGTCTGATCCTAAACAAAATGCTTTAGTAATGTTATATAGAATGATTGAAAATGTAGAGTATCAGAAAAAGCAGGGTGCTAAAACATATTCATTTGCTAATGGGTATTATTCACATTTACTACCTGTATATGCTAGTAAAATGAATGTTTTAGGTGATGATGTTAAAGTTAAGGATTTTGATAGAAAAGCCATAAAAGATAGTTACTTGACAAATAATCCTAGACATTTTATTGATGGTATCAATACAACTAATGGTAGAGCAAAAGAAGGGGCATTTAATACTGGTGTAAATAAATTAAAAGAAAGTGGATTTTTAGATAGTGATTATTTTAAAAATTCAAGTAGTAAGGATAATATAATATCTAATGCTAATGATGTATTAATGGTTTATGACACTGCTTTACAACAAGGCATTATAACTATTAATGATAAATATTTAAGTGCAAGTGCAGAAGTTAGTGATTATGGCGACCCTGCTGTTAGACAGTATGCTAAAGATACAGTTGGAATTAAAGAAAAACAGAATTATCAAGAAAGAAGTAATACATATAAAGGTAAACAGTTTAAAGGTTACTATGAGGGATATGATGACCCTGAATATATTTTAGATATAGGACATTTTGCTGGAGAAAGTAATGCCTATACTAAAGATGGAATTGGGGAATATGAATTTAATCGTGAAATACTTAAAAAACTTGCTAAAGAGTTTGAAGCAAGAGGAATTAAGTATGGTATTCTTGAAAGAGAGAAGGGTGCTAAGAGGATTGATATTGATTTTGTCAATGAAAACTTTAAAGGGGCAAAATTAATAGAACTTCATAATAATGATGATAATGACCCTAATGCTAATGGTATTGAATTTTTAAAGAGTAATCAAAGTAAAGATAATGACTTTGGATTTACTATGCTTGAAGAATTAAATAAATCTACTGGAATGAAATTAAGGGGTATTAGAGGACAATCTCCAATACACGATGGAAATGGTAGACAGTTTGTAGAAGGTTTAACAAATTTAGATAATATATTAATAGAATTAGGATTTTTAAGTAATTCTAGTGAAGTTGAAAAAATGTTATCTAATAATTCTCACGATGTTGTATTAGGATTATTAAATGGTTTTTTGAAACATAGTGGTAAAGAAACAGTAAATGAATTATTAACAATTAGTAAAGATGGTGCTAAAAAAGAAACTCAAGAAGAGCCTGTTAAAATTGAAATAGTTGCTAATAATAAAGAAGAAAATTCTAGTCTATACTCTGATGTATCAAAATTAGGTAAAAGTTTTAACCAAAGAATGTTACAAGCACAGTATGATAATCCTATAAATAAAGAACAAGAAAAGACAGCAGAAGAAAAAAGAAAACAAGAACAAGAGAAAAAATTAAGTACATTTAATACAATAGGACACGTTGCTATTGTAATTGATGGTATGCTTAAAAAGGAACTTAATTATAAGAAAAAACAACTTGAAATACAGCAAAAAGTATTAGAACTTAATTTACAAATGGCAGAAACTACGGAAGAAAGAAGAAAAATTGAGGAACAAATATTACAAAATAAATTATCACAAATAGATAATGACTATAAAACACAATCATCATTTATGGGTGGTATGTTAAGTGGTAGTATGGGATTTGGTATTCAAGGTGCTTTAAGTGGTGCTATGCAAGGCTCTAGTTTTGGTTTGGCAGGAAGTTTAGTAGGTGCTGGATTAGGTTTAGTTGGTGGAATTTTAGGTGGTACACAAGCCAAAATTCAAGCAGACCAACAAAAATCTTTACAAATATCACAACAAAAATTAACTTGGTTAGCAGAAGATAGAAATAGATATTTGAAAACAATGGCAAGTGCAATGAGTGAACAGGCTAAGTGGACTACTAAAGTTGGTGTGAATGATGCTATCTCTCGTTCGGTAAGGTTTGCATTATCTGGTAAAGATGTTATAGGTGGTACTGCTTATGAAACTCGTACAGTTGGTAAAAAGAAGAAAAAAGGTGGAGGACTTTTAGGAAGTAAAAAATATGATACAGTTGAAGCCTTTACATCAAGTTATAACTTAAATGATAGTATGTTTGGTGGTAGACAGTTTAATAATAGAATGGATTTAGAGTTTGCATACACTACTCTGGCACAAAAACTTTTAGGTATGCAAGGTATAGTAAATTCTATGGGAACTTATGGAGATATGTATTACTATAATAGTCCTGAACAAGCATTTTTCAGTAAATTTGCTAGAGGTGGCAGAAGACAGCAACGTACGATGAATTTACCAATAGATAGTGGTTTAAATGGTTATTTACAACGTAGATTAAGTGATGGCTCAAGAGAATTGACAGCAAGTGAATTTATTAGATATTTCAATGGGCAAGGAACATTACAGGGAGATGGTTTATTAGTAGACCGTAGTCGTGATAATGAAATTGATAATATTATAAATAATTTAAAGGAAACTGCTAAGGCTATGCCGACAGGACAGCAAAAAGTAGATACACTTGCATTAATTAATTTCTATGAAAATATTAAGGCTGTTTTAGATAAAGAAGGTAAAACTACTAAGAGATTATTTGGTAATTATTATGGCATTGAAACAGAGGAAGTTAAGGATGAAAAAGGTAATATCACAGAATATAGAAGAGTAAATGAAAGTATGTGGAGTGATTATTATAATCAAATATACCAAAATGTTATGAATGGTACTAAGGTATTTGATACTGGAAGTAAATTTATACAAGGTACATTAAATGCTTTTATTCAAAATGTAGGTAGTGGTAGAAATACTGTTAAGGCTTTAACTGATGAATTTAATAGATTAGCAGATGAAATTTATAATGTAGTTACTCGTACTGGAGAATTTAGCAATGTTAGTGGAAGTATTAAAGGACTTATTGATAATATGGCACTATTGAAAAAACAACAAAGGGAAACAGAAAACTTTACAATAGACCTTGCTAAGAGATGGGTTGCTTTAGGTGGTAATATTACTGATATTGTCAAGGATATGAATAATGGCTTGACAACTGCAATAGACAGTATTAAATCGACTATGTTGGGTGGAAGTCTTGAAGATACTATAAATAACTTTGGTAACAATCTTTTCCAAAAACTTGGGGAAAGTATGACAACTAACCTTATTAATCAAAAATATGCTAATTCAATATTTAAAATGAATAGTTTATTATCTAATGCAAATGATACTAATTCAATAAGTGATATAGTAAATCTTGCAAATGGTTATAAAGGATTGTCTGCAAAAATTGAAAGTGATAGGGAAAGATTAAGTGCTATTCAAAGATTATTTACTGCTAATAGAGATATTGATTATGTTGATGAGAGTATACAATATGAAACTGGTACAAGTCAATCGGTTACTAATAATTATACATTTACAACAGATATTAATGCAGGAACTATTGTAGCAGATGAGTTGAGTAAAGAAATATTGGCACAAAATTTATTTGCACCTTTAGTACAAATGTTAAAAGATAGTGGATTTATTCATTAATTATTTGACTTTTAATTAAAAATGTGGTAAAGTATGTTAGGTGGTATGAAATTGCCACTTAATATACTAAATTAAAAGGAGAAAATAATTATGTTTAAAGAAATTAAAACAAATGGACTTATTAAAGTTGGGGATTATGAATTTACAAGTATTGAGGGAGGTTTTGGAAAAGATAAGAAATCTATGTTAGTTAAAGATATTGCTAATATACATAATAAAAAATTAAAACATATTAATGAATTAATAAATAATAATAAGAATAGATTTAAAAATAGTATAGATATTATTGATTTGTTAGGGGTCGGTTTGAACGACCCCGAATTAAAAAATTTTGGATTTACACAACAAGCAATAAATTCATACAGAGGACAAAATGGAAATATTTATATTTTGTCAGAAAGAGGTTATAGTAAATTATTAAAATTATTAGATGATGACTTGGCTTGGGAAATATATGATATGTTTGTAGATAGATATTTTGAAATGAGAGAAACTATAAAAGAAATATCTAAAAAAGATTTATTAATGTTAGATATTATTAAATCAAATAATGATATTGAAAAAGCAATAGCAATTCAAAAATATGAATTAGAATATGTAAGACCATTAGAAATAAAAGAAGAATATCACGATAAAGTGTTAGATAGTGATGGAACTTTGACAGTTAGAGAAATTGCACAAGATTTTGGTAAGACTGCTAATTGGTTAAATAAAATATTAAATGGTTTAGGTATTCAATTCAAGCAAGGTAAAAAATGGCATTTATATTCAAAATATAAAGATATGGGATTAGTAAAGGAAATAACTGTATTAGATGAAGAAAATGATAAGAATTATACTAAAATGAAATGGACACAAAAAGGGAGAGAGTTTATTCATAGATTATTGAAAGAAAATTGTATTATAGAGTAGTGAAAACTACTCTTTTTACAAGATATAATATAATAAGGAGAATATAATGAAAAATAAAGATTTAATTTTAAGTACATCAAGAAATTTAAACTTTTATTTAATTGATTATAAAGATAGTAAGATATTAAATGAGTTTGATAATACTTTAAATACAATATATTTAAGTAAAGTAAATACTACTGAAAGTATTTATGAGAATGAT